CTTCATTCAAACTCTATTCTCTCAGGTGTTTTATATTTAAAAGCAGATCCTGAAGTAGATAGTGTAACATTCCACAAACCTAAAAGTGATTTTTTTGAAATAGCGCCTACTAAGTATGAAGTTTATAATTCTGGACAATGGACTTTTCCAGTTAATACAGGTTTGTTATTTATTTTTCCTTCTCCTTTATATCATTCTGTTTCTATAAAAACAGACAACATTGAAAGAATAAGTTTATCTTTTAATACTTTTTTTAAAGGAAGAATAGGCACAGAAAAAGATTTAACTGAATTAATAATATGAAACTTATTTACAAAGCAAAAGGGGCTTACTCTAAATCCTCTTGTAAAAAATTAATTAAATGGTTTGAAGATAATAAACATCTTTCTAAACCAGGAGTAGGAGGAGAAAATACAACATTAAATAATTTAGAAATTGCTATAGAAATTAGAACAAATAAATGTTTTTTTAATTTAGGTAAAACTTTAACCACTTCTATTAATAAATTTAAAAAACATTATCCCGAAACTGATCGTTATTTAGAAAAATGGTCTGTTGACAGAATAGCTCAATTGATGAAATATGAACCAAATCAGTATTATAATTTTCTTCATTGCGAAAATGGTGGAATGCCAAAGGATATAAAAAGAGTTTTTGCATGGATGATTTTTTTAAATACTATTAAGAAAGGCGGCGGCACTAAATTTTTGTATCAAAAATTTACAGCTACACCTAAAGAAGGTGATTTTTACATTTGGCCTGCCGGTTGGTCTCATTTTCATAAAGGAGTAAATGCTCCCAAAGAAACAAAATATATTTTAACAGGTTGGTGTAGCTATTTAATATGAAACAAGGATACCCTCAAGAATTGTTAATAACAGAATATTTTAAATGTCCAATATGGACAGCTAAAGTACCTCATATGGTAAATTCTTTAAATAAGGCTTCTGAAAAATATATAAAAGACTCAAAAAAAAGAAGTAAAAAACAAATAGATACAAGAAATAAAAAATATGGTAACAAA